AATCATCAATAGCTCCCCAACTTGGGGTCTGACTATCTGAGACAGCCGCCCACGTTACAGACTGGGAATCATCAATAGTTCCCCAACTGGGGGTCTGGCTATCTGAAACACTACCCCATGTATTAACAAGGACAGTCCCCAGACCAGAAGTAGCAGCCAGACCTGAAACATCAATAGTAAGACGATCAGAACCCCACGCAGTCTGCCCCCACGAACCAGACCCCCACGAGGCGGTATATGTTGTAGAGGAACTAGCCATTGTCAGGCTAACCTGATTATTGCGTTACTAGCGTCTGCCACAGGGAACTTAATTTCAAAAGCTCCCCCAGTGGTGCTTTTATCTGCCCCAAAATCTAAAACAGCTACTGCCGGGTTCCCAGTAGTAGATCTATAGATCAAGGCTCCCCTAGCTGTGATAGTAGCGGAGTTCCATATGGTGTCTGCGAAATCCAAATAAGCAGTAGTACCGGAAGTAGTAGGAGCAACAACTGTTAACGTGTTGCCCCCCGCCGTATAGCCGGTACCAGAAACTTCATTAGTCGTTGCGTACGCCGTAGTAGACGCACTGAGATCCGCACTGGAAGTGTACAGGGCTATCTTGAAAGTCTGAGAAGAATCGGCACTGAAGTCCATCTCCCCATCAAACAGAGCCTTCTTAAACGAAGTACATAAGGTCTGTGTTATTGCCATACATAACTTCCTACAAGCTCGCTACTCTGAACTGCCCAGATCTATAAGTATCCTCACGGAGTCTACCGTCCCCAAGATTACGCAGCAGTTCAATAGACTGCACGTAGAGCTTTTCATACAACGCAACAACGTCCGGTTCACCTTTCATAAACCGTATAGCTTGTATTAGCGCCCCATTCAGGAGGGCCGAATCGAACTCATTACCTAACCAAGTACTACCTGCGCTGACTATAGAAGTCGGGTAGTACCCATAATGAAGCTCTACTGTGTAACCGCTATTGGGAGTGGGGCCTACAATGAACGTAGTATCGTCAAAGTACGCATAGTGCTTGGGTTGCCCTGTGGAAGCGGGGGTGGGGTACGCATCGCGAATAAAGTTAACGTCCTTATTCAGAAGATAACTGTAGGCCCCACTACTGTTAAGTACTGCTAGGCTATAGCTGTACAAAAAGTCCGAAGGTACGGATAGATATTTATTACCTGAGGTTAACGTTCCCGTTACATTTTTACGTAACGCAGGGATCTGAACAGAGTTATAAATAATCTGCTCAGCCTGTTTGACGAACATAGCCAATTGGTCAGCCGTAAAGGATGACTCACATACATCTTCAATGTTCGTTGTAAGCTCAGTGTAATTCATGACTAGCCCATAGGACCGCGTGCCATAGTGCCTTTAGTAGCCGCTCCGGTACCCCGTATTTTAATCCCAGAGGTTTTAACACCCTTCCCGGCTTTCTTCGTCTTACCTTTCGACTTCTTCATAACCACCTCCTAAGTAGTTACCACTGTTACTGTTCCTACAGCCCCAGAGGCTACTAGGTTATTCGGTACAAGCCCGAATGGGTCCCGTCCACCTCCCACAGGAGCCCAACCCCACTGTATATCCCGACTCGGCTCTAACTCCGCACTATCCGGACGGGGGTCTCGTAACGCCTGTGGATCATCTACCGGGAACTCCCCCAGACGTAACTGAGGATGGTCCTTGTTCCAACATTCAGGGCAGGCTTTAACGTTAGTGTCCCTACCCTTCTCTACAAGTGATTTTAACTTGTGGAGTCTATACTGGAACCCACAAACGTCACATATGCCTAGGGCCTTTTTGCCTGATGCAAAGCGTGCAGCCACTTCAGATCCTAGTCGCCCGTGGTACAAATCTAGCAGGGGTCTTTTCTCGATCCTCTGCGGCGGCTAACGAAAACTGTTCGTCATAGACCTGTTTGAGAAAAGGGAGTCTTTCCGCGAGTTCAGGGTCCTTCATCGCAATGTTGTACGCGAGCCCTGCTACCAGACAGGGGATAAACCGGAAGTTCATATCTGCGGTTTCAACACCATTACCTGCGTCTTGGATACGCCGCATACGCCAGTACCGGAATTTGTAGTCTCCGCTATCAGGCACAGGCCAGACATTTATCTTAGGGTTATCCCGAAGCCGCTCTATCCATACCTGAATAGGACGCCCCTTGGATAGCTTGTTCGGTATAGAGGCATAAGTACTGACGCTGATACGGGAGATCGTAATATCCGATTGCGTAGACGCATCCCCATCATTGGTACGTATAACCTGCTCCAACAAGTCGATAGTATCCGCAGGGAGATCGTACTCAGATGTACCCTCCACAAGATCTATAGACCCCTCGTCAATCGTCCACAGGTTTATCCCACGGTTCTGCCACTCAATCGTAAGCAGATTCATGGACCGGCGAGCAGTTTGAAGGTCGTACCCAGACCGCATCTCACGGCCTGCGCGTTCCCAAGCCTCTTCCGCGATCTCAGTAAAATCTAAACTGAATGCTGTCGTACCGGATGTAGCCATCTATGTCACCGCATCTTAGCGGGACGAACGCCTTTTCGGGCTATCCCTGCACCACGAACTTTGCTCGTGTTTTTACGACCTTTAGGCTTCACCTTCCCACCGGCCTTATAGCCTTTGGTCTTCATCTTCCCACCGGCCCTATAGCCTTTGGTCTTCATCATGCCGCCACCGCGCATCTTCTTCGCGGGACCAAAATCAGCCTTTGTGGGACGCCTTTTGAGTTCATCATACTTATTTAAGTAATCCTTCAGGCTAACCCCGGTCGCCGCTAACTGCTCTCTCGTAACGTTGGCCAGTTCATTTTCAGAACCTTTCTTACCTACGTTACGATCCGCCATACCGGTGCCCTTACCGGTAACACGCGGTCTCTTTTTAGGCGGGGATGGCGGTGTTTCGGGTTCTGCAATCATAGATCTGGTGGATTGCAAAGCCTCTTGCTCCGCTGATATTTTGTCAGTCCTCGCTCTTGACTGCTCGGGGGTTTTACCACTCAGGGTTGCGGTTCGCGGACTAACATCCTCGGGTTGTGCCCTAGGGCTAGGTGTGGGGGTAGGCTTTGCTGCGGAAGCCGCATTACGATTTGCTAGACGTTGCCGCACGTTCTTCGGGCTGAGATTCAACGGTGGCGAACTGTCAGGGTTGTCTCCCCTTGCAGCTTCACGTTCGGCTCTGCGCCTACGTAATTTATCTATATTACGTTCCTTCTTAGAACCGTACGTCTTCTCGGCTTTCCGTTTGGCTTCACGTTCGGCTCTGCGCCTTTTAAGTACGGAAGCAGGTAGTTTAGGCATCGTTATACAGGTTGTCGAACACCTGATTAATATCTAACGTATAGTCCAGATCGGACTTACTGTAATGGATATGCTGAGACGGCTTGAAATCCGGTGCACCTTCCCCGGTTTCAAACCATGCAGGATGAGTCACTCTCACCCGATTATTCGGCAGGGCAACTATGTTGCCCGTCCACTCCCCTGCGTCTAGCAACTCAAGTACATGCGACTGCTTATGTTGTGCAGGGTCGTCCGCTATCTCGTTCTCTGTGTAGTCCACAGTAAAGTAATACTTAGCGGGGTACATCTCACCGTCTATCTTGGCGAGCCAAGGTGTGGGGGTAGCACGGTCCAAGGTATACACACTATGCGTCCGCGAGGAGCAATCCCACGGCTGAGCCGCCCAAACAGGCATAGGTTCGGGCCAATCCTCTAGCGGGGTGTCCCCAACTAACGCTGTAATAGGCATTCTGGCCCACATAGCTCCACCGTGTACATTAACCTCGTCCTCATCGTAAGACTCAGCCCCAGTAAAAATAAGCTGAAAACTTAAACACCTACAAGGTATCGTTGTCACCGCAATAGCCATAGCGTGTATAAATTCGCCATGATATTTCAGGTGATTATGTGTGTACTCCTTCCTTACCCAACACTTGAAATAAGGTATGTTGCTCTGTAGGTAAGCCACCCGTCTCCTAGCACTTCCAGCGCCGTCTGGCCTGCCGTATTCTAGAATTAGGATCTTTAGCGGCTTTAGGGAACTTTTTCATCTGCCCCGCAGATCGGGCACAAAATGACTTACGCCTCTTGGCGTCCTTACTTCCCTTCTTAACCTTACCCGTTACTGCTGTCTGTAGCTTACTACCGGGATTCTTACGCCTATACGCAGCTACTCCCGCTTTGGTCATACCAGCACCAGCCTTCGTGGGCCTAAAGTTACGCTTATTGCGCTTAGGCATACCCCCACCAGAAAAGGTGGGGCACGCAGGCTTTTTGTAGTAATTACGCACAGTTAGAACGATTTACGCATATACAAAATAATTGTATACGTGTCGGCAGACGAAGCCCCGACTGTCGTAAAGTTAAGATCGCCCGTCTTACCCGAACCTGAGTTATTAGTAAGTCCACCAAATAGAGTGTAATCGTGACTACCGCTCTGGTTCTCACCTAACTCGATACAGAATTGGTCGCTACTAGCATCCCAAAGCATCTGAACTTTCATGCCAATGCACTGCCACCAGATACGTTCAATCTGGACTCCTGTACAGGCATCACCGTTCTGATTTGAAGCTAAGGCACTAACGTCAACTTTGGTTACTGCGGACTCTCCAGTACCATCAGATACGTTAGTAAACTTCATCACTGCGTGAGCGGGTCCATCTACTAACGTCTGCGAAGTGACTGCATCAGCCATGACTCACTCCTATTATTGATCGGCAAAGGCAGGAGCAGTTGTACTCGTTACGTTACCGAAAATCTGGTAGTTGGTAGTATTCAAACCAACAATAGTGACTTCAAATCCGGCTGGCACGTTCAATTGAATGCTGCTGTTAGAGTTGCCGTCCGAGAATACGCTACTAATTGCATCGCCATCGGTATCGAGGAAAGTGACTCCACCAATGTAGTAATTGGTATTGCCCGGAGTGACAATAAGTGCATCTGTGGCATCTGCTGCGCCACCTGCATAAACGAACTTGAACACTGACCCAGCAATTGGCGCGGGTAATGTGTAAGTGTTGTCTTGCCCACCATCTGGGACAAGAAGGATTCTGCCGCTATGTGTGGCGTTTGTCAGCGTTACATTGCCATCAGACAAGCTAACGGGGCCGTCACCAAGGGTTGCAACTTCAGTAATTGCGCCAGTAGTACCGTTTTTGCTAACGGTCTTAAAGGTACTTTCGGAACGAATCGGGCCGTTGAAAGTCGTATTAGCCATGTGTTTCTCCTGTCGTGGCTAGTGTCAGGCACGGGACGTACCTGTCAGGGAACAGTTTCATGTTATAGAAATAGAAAAGGGGCGACAAGCGCCCCTTTCCTTGTGGAGCTTACGCTCCCGGCGAACCGAAAATCCCGAGTGGGTCACTTACCCCGAAGCTATAACGCTCGCGAGCTTTATAGCGGGAGTTACCCGTATCGAAATCTGCGTCCATTGAGGTGGACATCGGAGTCCGCGTGAAGTGCTTCAGGCCATTAGGCACGTCAGTCATAAGGAACCAAGCGTCCGTGTCCGTCAGGTAATGGTTAACGGCATACCCTTCAGGGATAGCCCCATTACTACGGATGGCGTTCAGATCATTATCTGCCGTACCAACACGACCTTCGGTTTCAAGCAACCGAGTAGCAACAAACTGCAGGTTGGGCGGGATGATGAGTTTACGCGGCTTAGCTGCAATGAGCAGGCCACGTTCATCAGTCCATCCAGCGATCTGAATTACGGCGGCTTCCAGAGAAGTCTCGTTCAGATCAGCAGCCGTTGAAGGCTCGTTGGAGTTCGTACCACCGGAAACCAAGGGATGGTCGGTTGCACAAAGCTCTTTACCATCACCATACGTCGTACCAGAGGAGAAGGCATTATTCAGAATAGCTGCTGCCTTAACCTGCTTGGTATACGCCATTGCACGAGCGAGGGCCTTTGTATAACGCGCCGAGAGCGAGTCGTACAAATTATCCTCAATAGCCTCCTCAGTAACTGAGAAGCCCATAGCAATGGTTTCGTGGTTGTAACGAGCCGTCCACGCTTCTTGTGCCGCATCGTATTCGATGGCGCTACCTTCGTCCTTAACAGGGGCAGCAGAGAATCCTGACAGCTTCGTTTCTTCTTCAAACGAGCGATCTGAACTCTCAGACTCAAAAATTTCGGCGTGCTCTTCACCGTACTTAGCATACTCCAGCCCGAACAGTGCATTGAGGCCGGGAAGGAGTTCTTTAAGTAGCTGGGCGCGAGAAATTGCCATTGTACTCTACTCCTTATACGCCAGTGGTGTTGTCAAACATGTGGCCTGCGTTCCATTTAACGTAAGCCTCAGTGTAACCACCGGATGAATTTGTGGTCTCCTCAACCAGCGCAACAATGCGGAATGGCAAGGTGTTCGTGGTCGCAGAAGAATCGGAGATCGCACACTTGGAGTTACCGGTAACCGTGCTGCCAGTGTTATCCACTCCAGCAACATTAGCTCCGATGTCCGTAATTGCGAGATCGCCAATCGTCGTGCCAGAAGACACAACTGCAGCCTTAAACAGAATATCCGTAGCGTCCGCGACGTAAGCCACAATATCTGAGGCTACAGTGCTTGCAGGATAGTACTGCTTAAAGGTTTTCTGTGACGTACTTGGGTCCGTAAACGCGCACCCAAGAAAAACCCCAATAGGGGTCATGGCAGCGTCGAACGTATCACGTTCAACCGTGCCCCCGGTAACTAGTTTTACGGCGTCCCCATGGAAAATATCCGTACCGTAGTTACTGGCAATAGAGTATTGCCGTGTAACACCTGCGAAAGGGGTACCGCTCAACAGTTTTACCGGAACAAGCCCATAAGGCCCATCAATTGTCGGGTAAGCCATAGCTCATCCTCCTAAAGATTTATGTTCCACTACCGAAAGTGACCTTCGATTGCCTATCACTAAACAAAGGCATACGAGGATCGTTCTCTCTCATGAGGTTGTTATCGACAGATTCGATCTGGGCACGAGTCTGATCTGCATAGTACTGCGTGCGCTCGTCAACCAATTCTGCTGGAGCCTTGCAAAGCATAAGCCCACCGATGACCACATTGTCCTTAAAGCGTTCATGCTCTACGGCAACGATAGTTATCTCAGGGTGATCTGAGGCTTTTACTGGCTCCCAACCTTCACGGAGTTTTGAGGACACATTAGTGGCGTCAATCTGACCTTGAGTACTTACGCGAACCCAATGAAATGCATACCCCGGCTCGGGATGAGGTGACGGAAGCACCTCGGGGCGCGACCAAGCCTTTTTACGGGACGTTTTTTCACGGGTAGAAGTTTCTCGATTAAGCCGATTTTCAGCCATTCTGTTTCCCCATATCAATTGCAACCTGTTTGGCGTACTGTTCAGGGGTTAAACCCAACCTTTTAGCAAGTGTCAACTGTGTCTGCGTTAACCTAATTCGTTTAGGAGTAGTGCTCCGCGTAGCGGGGGCAACCACATTTGACCGCTTTTTCGGTTTTCGTACCTCTTCATCCCCCTCAAAATTTTCAGGGAATGTACTTCGCATCCGAGCATCGAGACGCTCGTAGTATTCATCGGAGACGGGATTTACTCCGTCTTCATTAACGAGCTTTGTATGCACCGCCATCGCAAAGCCCGTCATTTCAGTATCTTTGTTGAACCAAGGATTGCGTTCTTGCCAAGCAACCAATCTGGGGTCAACGTTCGGTGGCGGGGTAATTGTTTCGCTTTGTACCGGAGTTTCTTCTTCCTGTAAAGCCGGTACTTTGAAGTTGGTCAGCTTGTCAGCTTTAATCTTCGCCGTAGTTAGCGTGTCTTGAGCAGCGACAACGGCATCTGAGTCTCCCCCCTCGTAGGCGTCTTTGTATGCCTGCTTCGCGGAATCAAGCTCAAATTCAGCCGTTTTACGTGCTTGCTCAAGGAGGGCTGTCTGGTTTTTGGTGACGTTACCCTTTAACTCCTTATTTTCATTTAGGAGTTGTTGGGTCATCCGTTCCAGTTCTTCACGCTCCCGCAATGCCGTTTCTTTGGCACGACGTTCATCGTGATAACCCTTGCTGAAATGCTGGATACGGCGGCGAACTTTCTCTGAATATTCCTGAAGTTCGTCCTCCGTTACCTCTGCAGGAGGCTCAGAAGGAGTTCGACCACGGTCCGCTTCGGGGGTGTCATCAACGACTTCCAGTTCATAATCGCTGCTGTCAGCCTCAGACTCGACCTTGGTCTCCTGCCCCACAACCGTGGCGCTGGAGGGTTCGATCTCGATCTCAACCTCATCCTTGTCGGACTCCGACTCATGAGGGAACTCAAACTCAACTTTCTGAAAAGCCATATCGCCTCCTAGACCGTCATAATCCCACGGGGATCAGGGATAACCGCCTCGATGGAATCATCGTTCATAAGGCGGTATTCCTTCCCGTTTACTTTGAATCGGGTTCCGGTGTTCATGCGAAACATGACGTAATCGCCCTGCTTACACCAAGGCCCGTTAGGATAACGATCAGGGTCCTTATAGGCGTCTTCGCCCATGTCTAGGACAATACCTAGGATAGAAAGAATGAACTCTTTGTTCTTCTCCCCTTCCGTCTTCAGGATCTCACTACCTTCATAACGTTCTTCAACATCAGGTAGTGCCACCAGAATCCGGTATCCCACAGGGACGGGTAGCTGCGCTTCCCACTCTTCTTCAGTCAAAGAAGCGACATTAGCCTCACTCATCGTTATCACCGTAATTGCGCGAGAGGTCTTCTACAATAGCCTTGCTGGACTGCAGACCCCGAAGCAGCCCAACAATTTCCCGGTAGTTCGCAAAATCTTTTGCGGAACCGGCGGTTAAAAATTCAGTGGATGATGAGATCTGATCGTCTATCCGATCCGTAAGCACCTCAAAGAGGGTTTTCGCCACTACGTGTCCTTAGTATTCCTAGGCTTCGCCATGGATGAAGCCATCTTCGCTAACTCCAGATCCAGTTTTGTCCGGTCCCGGCGTCGGTCTGCTGCAAACTTAACGCCTTCCTTTTCGGCGTCCATTTCAAGTTCTCTACGCTCCAAAGCCAGCTTTTCAGACTCAACTACGCTGTCAACCATGTCCTTCTGTGCCTTGCGCTGCAGTTCCTGCTGCTTAACAGTGGCATCAAGTTGATCCTTAGCGGTCTTACGCTGTACCTCTTGCGCCTTAATCTGAAGCTCCTGCTGTTGTAATTGTAACACAGGATCTTGCGCCTGCTGCTGGGCTTTCTGCTGCGCTGCTTCCTTCTGGTGAGTCTGGGTTAACTGTGTACCCGCCTTAGCCAGTAGCTGCGACAGTTCTACTTCAATATTCTCCGGTAGCTCTTCATTAGGCGGCGGTAACGCAACGCCCAGTTTCTCTTCCATCTGCTTCCGGTACTTGAAGCCCAAGTGCTCAGCGATATGCGCTTGCAACGAAGCCATGATCTGCTGCGCTTGAGGGTTCTGCCCAACAAGCTGAGCAACCATTGGATCTTGCATGAAAGATGTATGTGTAGTGATGTGAGCGTCGTGGTCCTGATTGAGAAACGCCTTGAGAGGCTTACCAACCAGAGCATCCATGTTCTCACTGACTGGATCAGCCGGTTTAGCATCATCACGAGTCGGTACCAATTTGTCTGCGTTTTTAACCCCCAACACCTCAATCATCTGACGGTGCAACTGGGGCAGGTCATATATCTGCGGAGCAGACTGAGACATCTGTAGCACAGCCTGATACTGCACCACCCGCTGCGCCATAGTAGAACTATTCGGGTCACTGACAGGCAGCACATCGACCATCGCGTAGTCGTCCTGCTTTGCGCTTACCTCCCCTCGGAGAGGCTCGTACCCGTACTCAGCGGGGGCGTACTCCG